GAATAAGTTTAATAATAGAAGTGTGTTTGGTTTGTTATATAATTTTAGAGGTGGTAGATGGAGTGTGAATGATTATAGTGATAGATTTGAGAATTGGTGTAGAAGAAGTGGTATGTTAGTTAAAGAGATTATTAATGATAGTAGTTATAAAAGAAGATGGTTAGTTAAATGATAAATAAATGTTAAAAGGGTAGGTACTTTGAATAAAGGTGCCTATCTTGTAGTGTAATTAAAAATAAAGGTTATGAGTTATTTAGATAAGGTAAAAAAATGCAAAGAGATCATAAGTGCTATTATCAGCCTTATGCAAGATCAAACCATTAATATATTATATAATGGAGAGACATATACCATAAATGCTTATGAGGCATATAATGGAGAGATGTCTTATAGTGTCTGGAAAGATCATAGAGGTATGAATGTTAGTAAGGTTGGTAAGACTTCTTTGACGCTATATACATTTGATATGATGTCGCAAAAGACTACCTATAGGATGGACCTTTCTAAATGCTCTATAGCCGATCCGGAATCCGACCATAATAAGAAAGCAGCTTGATGTAAAGACGATATAAAGGTGATGTCATAGTGCATGCACACTGCCGGTAGTATTCCCTAACATGTTGGGAACGAGCGTGGTATGGCCTCTCCTAAGAATCTCGATCTGCTAGATTTTCGGTATATAGGTTAATATATATGTATATATTTATATATTGTTAAGAGTTAACCTACCGTGACTTAACTTAACTTACTTAACCTGCTTCAACCAACCCCATTTAATGCCATTGATGATCCTATTATCGATTGTCTTATAATCATATATGGATTCACAATATTTGAAGTCTTGGATAAGTCTTTCAGTATCTTTATCTGAATCACCTATTACTATATACTCAGTACCTCTATATGTATATATGTTATTTACTCTTGCCACACTTACCACAAGTTTGTCTATATGCCGCATTTAACGCACCGCATTTACAGATCCACGATGTATCAATAAGGTCCTTCTCTTCCATAGAGTAAATATAATATAATCAATCCTATACCAGTAGATATTAACCATCTTTTATTTATCTTAGATCTTATATCTGGGGTTATATTGTCGTATCCTCTAATAATGATATCTTTTATTATATGGAAGATAACCATTACTATGATGAAAATTGTTGCCGATATGATGAAGCTTTGACTCATACTTTAATATAAGAACTTTTTACATGGGATCCTAATAATGTAGGGGATTTTTTTGGGAGAATTTTCGGTATATAACACTTAAAAAAACGCGGGAGCGCTTGCGCTATCGTTCAAAGAAATAAACCAACGTCTTCCTCACACCACTCTCCACCGGTGCAACCCTATGTTGTACAAGATTATTCATCACCACACATTTAAATACCGTAGGTATAATCGTCTTTTGTCTACCGTCAACATTGATGTATTGAAACTCACCTCCTGTAAAGTCATCATTCAAAAATACGACAGCAGACCATAGTGATTGATCTACATGAAAAACATCATCGGTTTTATCTTGTATTGTATTAATCCAAATGTCTTTAAAAGTTAATGTATCGTTAGATATCGAATTTACTAACTTTAATATGTTATTAGATGAGTTTAAAGCAACGTTTTTAGATATCTGTTTTCTATTATAAAAGTTGTTTACCGATAAATCTCTATGTAAGACACTTTTAATACGTTTATAGCTTTTTAAAATACTGTGTATTTCATCTTGTTCAAATACATTATCAAAAGTATTAATATAAGGTACCACTATAAATCTAAGTTAAAAGCAAAGATAGTACGCTCAACACCGGTTAACGATTCAGAAGCTTCATGATTAATGTAACTTGGGAATAGTACTAACTTACCAGTAGCAGGTTTTATAAAATGGTGTACTTTTGTATATTCACCAAGAGGGTTAATTTCACTATGATCTAGATATTGGAATGCTGCATTAGGATTCTCTAGAACTAAATCCCCTGCTGCTTCATTTGCTCTAATCCAAAATACTCCTGATACTCTACTAGCACCGTGATTGTGTCTTCTATGTTTACCTCCCTGTCTATAGTCTTGGACCCACCAATTCATTCTAGGACCAGTTTGGAAACCTACTTGCTTACAGAATTCAGAACCGTGTTTTGCCATTAAATCAAAAAACTCTTCATAATCTTCAGGTTTGAATATCCTTTCTATAAAGTAATCAGTACCTGTAGGGTTACTGTAAATCTCTGTATCCAAATTAGCCAACTTATCTAATCTAGGTAAAACTATATCTTGTACTTTTTTAGTAATCTCTTCATCTATAAACACTTCCTGAATAGGTGTGCTGAATAAATTTTGTATCTGTGACATATTGGTTCTATCTTATACTATAATATAGGAACTATTTATCATATATGCAACCAATCGATCCACATACTCTATTCTCTATCTTTGAACAAGGAGATGAAGAAATCTATAAAGAACATGGTATGGAAGATGCTCTTGAAAATCCTTTTGTACTTATGGGTATGGTTGTAAAGGGTATTGAAAATTACTTTATAATGGATCAAATGTACATTAGACGTTATGCTAACAAGTATAAGAACGTAAGAAACATAACGAAACTTAAATACTTTAACAATCTATACGGTTACCTTGATAGAATTGATAGCGACAATTTTAAAGATATGTATAAAATAGGAGAATCTTTTAGTTCTTCTGATACTCATTATGCTTTAGATTATATGAGATTATTTTACGAGAAGTTAGAACATTATGAAAAATGTGCTGTAGTTAAAAGGTATATAGATCTCTTAATTAAACAAGAGAATAAACAATTGGTTTAAATGAAATCAGGTTGGTTTTTTGGTGACAGTTTTACTGCTGGATGGGGATTTGACCACCATTGGGCTAAGAACTATGTATATTGGAGAGAGGATCATTTTGAGGATGGTAGTCCTATAAGTAGGTGGAAGCAATGGGGATATAGATATCAAGATAGTACGTTTTCTAAGCTACTATGTAGCCATTATAGATTACAGCATAAAAATTTTGCTAGACCAGGAGCTACTAACGAGTATATAATAAACAGTATCTGGAAAGAGTTACCTAATATGAACGGAGGTGATTATGTTGTTATTGGAGATACCCATCCATTGCGAGTATCTCATTTTTTCGGTACTAGTAAGAGAATGGAGTTTGTTTCATTGTTAAAAAATAACGATACTGAAGAGTTTGAGGTAGAAGCTGGTGAATTTGCTTCAGAAGAATTTAAAAAGGCTTGTTTAGATTATTTGGTTTATATAGGTATGCCTAATGAACACGGGTGGGTAGATTATTATAGAGATGTGTATACTGATATTGTAAAGTACCTTAATAAAAAAGGTATAAAAGCAACTGTAGTTTCTAATACTCTTTGGAGTTGTGTAGAAGATATATATGATTGGACTAGAGATAGTAAAATATACGATGAAGTGAAAGATTACCATTGGAGTCCTAATGGACATAGAAAGGTATATAAAATGCTTGTTGAAGTATTAGAACAAAATCTAAATTTTCTTGATAGGGATAAGTATTTACGTTATGAAAAGTTTGGTACTCTGAGTTTTTCTGCCTATATTTAGATATATAAAAAAATTAAGGTTATGTTTTATTATTTTACTATTGGTTTATTAACCGCTATTGCTATTTTTATTTTGCTAAGACTTACTTCTACTGTGATAATGATGTGGAAAGTTAACGGGGTGTCTATATTACCTCACTTATTAGTGTTAATTTTTTTACTTTTTTTAGCGTCTTGCTCTAAAGAAGATGTCTATCCAGATGTTTGTATAGATGGGAATTGCAATGCAGAGTTAATACTTAATTATCCGATTGACGAGAATGGGTACTACCATGTTAAACTAGACTACGAACAAGAGTATAAACCAAGGTTCCATATTGAAATTGAAGCAGATAATATTAATGACTATTGGAGATATAATGGTAGACCGGTTGCTTTTGCTATTTTTAATTCGGATGCTTCAAGGATGTTGTTAGGAGATGAAGTTAAATTAGTTCAAGAGACAGAAGTTTACTTATCAGAAGTAGATACTAACAAACTTTACGGTAAACGTATTATAGGCCCAGTAGTTAACCAGTTTAAAGGTGATACTATTACAGTGGATGCTAAGGTGTATTGGGATGGAGGAGTAAAATTATACGAAAAATACCAAAAAACTTTGAAAATTATCTTAGAATAGTTGATTCTTTGAAAAATAATCATTATCTTAATTTATATTATATAAAGAATATATAAATATATAAAAGATAATATATAAGTATATAAATATATATTAATAATTAATAAAATTAATCTAATATGTCATTATCGGCCGAAAAAATACTTTCAAACTTTGAAAAACATCAAAAAATAGTCAAAACTTATATTGGTGAACGTCAAGAACAGGTTTTATCTATGATTGATACCTTAGGAGAGAATTATGTCATGGCTCCTGCTAGTGGTAAATCTTGGTACCATAGTGCTTTTGCAGGTGGATACGTCGATCATGTCAATAGAGTAGTGGAATATGCGGTAAAGCAGTCAAGGTTATATCAAGAGATGGGTGGAAATGTAGATTACACCGAAGAAGAACTAGTCTTTGCCGCATTATTTCACGATTTAGGTAAGATAGGTGATGGTGAAAGACCAAATTACCTACCTCAAACCGATAAATGGCGTCAAGATAAACTGTCAGAAATGTATACTAACAATCCTGATCTTGATTTTATGCTTATCCCAGACCGTTCACTGTTTATTTTACAGAAATTTGGTATAAAAGTTAGTCAAAAAGAGTTTTTAGGTATAAGATTACATGACGGAGTGTTTGATGAGGCTAATAAAGCTTATTTCTTTAGTTATCAAGAATCATCACGTCAAAAAACATCAATCATTTCAGTGCTACATAGTGCAGACTTCTTAGCTTCCAAAGTTGAATACGATATTTGGAAGAAAAATGGTGGTTCATCCCAACCTAAAACACAGAAAACACAGTCCACAACAGGAAAAACAGTAAAATCATCTCAGGGATTGTCTAATATGTTGAAAAACCTGTAATAATGTTAACTTATCAAATTATTTTAGGAGTTTTAGTGGTTACCCTGCTAATTTTTATTTATATTTTAAGAAATCTACTTGTAAAAGTGGAAAAATACGAGGATGTTGTACAGGATCAAGTGCAATACCTACAAAACATATCAAATACACTAAGAGAAAGCGACCAGCATCTAAAAACACTTGACGAACGAGGGGTCTTTCAGTCAGATGATGAAGTTGGAGAGTTCTTTAAACAAATGCAAGAAGTGCAAAAAGAGCTAAACCGATATATGCTCCCCGAAAATTATGGCAAGGAAGAAATCCAAAGCTAATTACTTTACATCAGAGACAGAAGAATATATTAAAAAATACAACACCTCTACTGATCCAGTCTATAGAGCTAAGATCTTTACAGATCATATATACTTACCGTTTTATAAGTTAGCAGAAAATATAATACACACTTTTAAGTTTTACTACACCGATGTAGAACAAATCGAAGATCTCAAACACGAAATCGTTTCCGTACTACTAGAAGAAAAGATTATGAAGTTTGACCCCGACAACGGAGCAAAAGCATACTCGTATTTCGGTACTATAGTAAAAAGGTGGTTAATAAATTACAATAATAAAAATTATAAAGATTAAAACAGATAGGTTCTTTTTCCGATATTGAGGAATCATATGAATCCAACACAGATATACCGTCTCCAAAAGCTATACCTCTTTCTAAATTTATAGACACCTGGGTGGATGAAATGTATGAACAATTAGACGATATTTTTATTAAAGAATCTGAAAAACAAATAGCTGATGCAGTTTTAACTATTTTTAAAACAAGAAATGATTTAGAAATATTTAAAAAGAAAGCACTTTACATTTATATACGGGAAATGACCGATTGTGAAACTCCTCACCTTACTAAAGTCATTTACCAACTTAAAGACCACTTTTACGAAAAATATCTTTTTTACCATGATCAAGGGTTAGTCTACAATAAAAAATTGTAAGTCTATTTATAATAAACTTTAATTATGAGTTTAGATAAAGAAATATTCAATGGTAAAACTCTATCTGATCTTTTTGGAGAAATACACGATAACTCAACTCAGACTAGAGCTCAGATAAAATCCCTTATAGGTGAACTTAAACCACTTATTGAAAACATAGGTGATGCTACTCTTATCGTACCAATGATTAAAGAGTATATGGAGATTGGTGTCAAAAATGATGAAGCACTTATTAAACTAGCTACTGTTATACAAAGGATAGAAACAGCTCAAGCTAAAGGAGAATCAAATGAAATGTTTGATTTTTCTGAATTACAAGATCTTTTAGAAGAACAAACAGAGGTAACAGAGAAATTAGACGAAGCTCAATCAGACGAAGAAGAGGATGTTTGAATATTCCCAAGACGGTTCAGTAAATCAATATAGAAGTGGCGGCGGCTCACCCAAAAAGTCTGCTACTTATGCTAGAGTGGTTGATGTAATTACCGACTCTTTTCACGAAAAGTATGGCGAAAAAGGTAAGTCTCAATCTATAAACGGAGTTTTCTTTAGACCTTTAGGTCAAGGAATTGTTGAGGATACTGAAGAAGTTTTACCTTTTGCTTACTGTAACCTTAAAGCACTTAAATACACCCCACTTGTAGGTGAGTTGGTTGAAATTGAATACGGACCTAATTACGACAGAACCAATAGTGCAGGTGCAAGTCAAATATATTGGAAACGTTGTTTAGAAATATGGAACCACCCCCATCATGCTGCATCACCAGTTACGGATGATAATGACTTTGGTGAATACTTTGTTGAAACAACTAAGGTAAACCCTTTACAACTATTCCCAGGTGACGTAACCATTGAAGGTAGACATGGTAACACAATCAGATTTGGTGGTACCAACTACGATAGTAATATATTTTCGGATGACGATAACAACGGTAAACCGTATGTAATTATAAAAGCAGGCCAAAAAGAAGCTGGCGATGCAATGGAATCAGTTGTTGAAGATATTAATGATGATGATTCGTCAATTTACCTTACTTCAGATCATACAATAGAATTGACCCAGGCAAATGAAAAGAGAGATGCGTGGGATCAAGAACCTGAAAAAGCAGATGAGTACAAAGGTAGACAGGTAATTATAGATTCTGGAAGAATTTACTTTAATGCTAAGGATGAAGGTATTTTTCTCTCATCTAAAATAAATGTAGGT